AACGTGTTTATAGGATCCTCAAAAGAAATTCTGCAAAAGTTAAAACAAAACAAAATTGTTGATGCTGAAGCTGTGGAAATAATTAATGCAAACCCAACAGAGTAAATTTTATAACAATAACCCTAGACTTCGTAATGCAGGATATACATATCAATATACCGCAGCGGAAATGGACGAGCTTATAAAATGCGAACAAGATATCATTTACTTTGCTGAAAAATATGTATATGTTACCACAGTCGATGATGGTATGCAGCTTGTTAAGCTTAGAGAATATCAAAAGAAATTCTTAAGACAATGCGCAACAGAGCAAAAGATTGTTGCTATGTGGTCTAGACGTTCTGGTAAAGGAGCCGCAGTTGCTATATTCTTTTTGTGGTATGCGCTTTTTAATGAACATAAGACAACCGCCGTACTAGCCAACAAATTATCCGTTGCTAAAGAAACTATGGGTAAATTTAAAGTTGGATACGAAAACTTGCCATTTTTCTTACAGCAAGGTATTGATGTCTATAATAAACAAGAGGTCGTATTTGAAAATGGCTCAAGATTTATAGTCGGCGGCACCACATCTAACGCCGTTCGTGGATTTACTATCAACGTCCTAGCACTAGACGAATTGGCGTTCGTTCATCCCAACATTGCAGAGGAATTTTTTACTTCCGTATTTCCAACTATCTCGTCAGGTAAAACAACAAAAATTATCATAACGTCCACTCCAAACGGTCTAGGAAATCTATTTTGGAAGATATTTACTGAAGCCGAAAGAGGAATCAATGGCTTTGTGTGGTCGAAAGTTAGTTGGTTAGAAGTTGGAATTTGGGATCAAGCGTGGGCTGACGGTCAACGAAAGACTTTAGGAGATATTAGATTTAACCAAGAATACGAATGTGTTTTCTTGGGGTCTAAATTAACACTAATTGCAGCAAGCACATTGCAGAATATGGTTCCAGACGTTCCAATTCAACGCGATGAATATATGACTGTATATATTCGTCCTGAAAAGAATAGAAAATATTTTATATCTTGTGATCCGTCTAGAGGAACAGGAAATGACTATTCCGCTTTTATTGTATTTGATATAACAGAGTATCCAATCAAAATCTGTGCTGTTTATAAAAACAATCATATTTCGCCTTTATTATTACCAAGTATTCTAGAACAAACTGCTCGAAGCTACGGAAACGCTTTTGTATTAATAGAGATTAATGACAACGGCCAGCAAGTAGCTGATATTCTATACAGAGACCTAGAATACGAAAACGTAGTTTCTATGTCGTTTCATGGAAATGAGTTTGGAATAAGGACAACAACATAGGTAAAACGTATAGGTTGCTCTAACTTTAAAGACGTAGTAGAAAATCAAAAAATGCTGATTAATGATATCGATCTTATAAGTCAGTTATTTACTTTTGTCCAAGATAAAAAATCTTTTGCGGCCGAGCAGGGAAATCATGACGATTTGGTGATGGCCTGCGTTATATTTTGTTATTTTATGACCACTAAGATGTTTGTGGATCTGCATGATATGAACTTAATAGCCGCAATTAGAGACAAAAACATGAAAGCTATCGAAGATGAGCTGACTCCTTTTGGTTTTTTTGATAATGGTCTCGGCGATGAAGATGAAATTGTTATCCAAGAACCTTATAAGGGGTTGAGATATTTAGAATAATCTAAATATTTTGGACTTTTTTCTATTTCCTATGTATTATAAATATTCAAGATAAATCGTTTTAATATCATAGGAGATAACAAATGGCTTTTCCACTATCGCCATCAGTAACAGTAACAGAGCAGGACTTAACAAATATCATTCCTGCCGTTGCTACCTCTCGAGCCGCTATTGTCGGTGAATTTAACTGGGGTCCAGTTGAAGATAGAGTTTTTGTAGCAAATGAAACAGAATTAACAAATATTTTTGGTGCAACCTCAGACGCAAACTATATTGACCATATGGTTGCCTCTTCCTTTCTTGCATATGCATCTGACCTTCAGGTAGTAAGGGTTGTTGGTGTAGGCGCACTTAACGCTTCAGCAACAGAATCTGCTGGTGGTGTGGGTCTTTTAGTAAAGAATAAAGATCATTACGATACGTTGAGCTTTACTGCCTCAACCAACTTGTGGCTAGCTAAATGTCCTGGTACTTTAGGTAACGCTATTGGTGTTGCGTGGGCAGATGCGTCTGGATTTGGTGCAGTAGATTCTAATGGAGATAATTTGTGGCCTTGGAAAGGTCTGTTTTCAACAGCACCTGAATCCAATGAATTCCATGTTGTAGTTTATGACGCAACAGGAGGAATCACTGGAACAGCCGGAACAGCTTTAGAAAAATTTGAGTTTGTATCCACATCTACTGCCGCAAAAAAGTTTGACGGTTCTACAGCATATTTCAAAGAAGTTATCAACAATGGATCTGCATGGCTATGGGTTGGTAAAACTTCTTTGTTGTCTGGAACTAATAACGGAGTAACTTTAGCTGGTGGGTCTTTAGGTTCCGCAGCTACATCTGGTGATAAAATTACTGGTTGGGATATTTTCGCAGATGCAGACACAACCGACGTTTCTTTGTTAATTCAAGGAAATCCTTCAGTTGTTGTTGGTCAAAATCTTATCCAAGAACTAGCAGAAGTTAGAAAAGATTGCGTTGCCTTTGTTTCTCCTCTTCTAACAGATGTGGTTAACGTGTCCAAAGACCAAGCTCTAGACAATATGTTAGCAACTAGAACATCTTATGGATCTTCCAGCTATGCTGCCATGGACTCTGCTTGGAAGCTGATGTATGACAGATATAATGATGTCAATCGTTGGGTACCTTTGAACGGAGACTTTGCAGGAATCTGCGCAAGAACAGATAACGAATATGATCCTTGGTTCCCACCAGGAGGGTTTAATAGAGGTAGATTGAAAAATACAATCAAACTTGTTCCAGATCAATCCTCAAAAAATATCAGAGATGTATTGTATCAAAATGGTATTAACCCTTGCTTGGTATTCCCATCAGATGGTCCTATTATTCTAGGAGACAAGACTCTGCAAACAAAACCATCCGCATTTGATAGAATCAATGTCAGAAGATTGTTTATTGTTCTTGAAAAAGCCATCGCCACAGCTTCAAAATATACACTATTTGAATTTAACGATGACGTTACAAGATCTAGATTTGTTAACCAAGTTGAGCCTTTCCTAAGAGATGTGCAAGGCCGTCAAGGTATATACGCATTTGAAGTTGTATGTAATGATAAAAATAACACGGCTGAAGTTATTGATAGAAACGAGTTTGTTGCGGACATTTATATCAAACCAGCACGTTCTATTAATTTCATTAGATTGAATTTCATTGCAGTACGTACCGGCGTGGCATTTGAAGAAATTGTCCAATCAGCGTAATAAATATAGAAAAGGATAATATAAATGACACAGAACATAACAGACTTTATTTCCTCTTTTAGAGGTGGCGCTCGTCCAAACAGATTTAAAGTGATTATCACTTGGCCTGGAGTAGCAGGAACACCAAACGTAAGAGATGAATTTGTAGTAACAGCAGCACAATTACCAGCGTCAGTTATCGCTCCAGTAATTGTGCCGTATAAAGGTCGTCAGATTCCTGTACCAGGAGATAGAATTTTCGAAGATTGGACTATTACAGTTCTAAACGATGTTTCTTTCTCTCATAGAAACTCTTTCGAAAGATGGATAAATGCAATCAACGGTCATAGATCAAACGTATCCGCTACGTCTAACTATAAAGACCTGTTGGCAACTATTGACGTTATCCAGCTAGATAGAGATGACGCAACTCTTAAGACTGTTAGAATTTTTAACGCATTTCCTACTAACCTAACTCCTATAGATTTGGGTTATGACCAAAACGATGTGCTTGAACTCTACACAGTTACATTCTCGATGTCTCATTGGGAATCCACAACTACTACCTAACATTCAAAATTAGAAAATGTGTTCTTATTAAGATACTAAATATCTAGTAAGAACACATTTTTATTTTGAGGATTCAAATATAATGAACACTACCGACGAAAGATATGGCTGGATATTTAAAGATTCGGCAAAAGATCAAGTCAAACAAGACCTATTAAGCACCTCTGCTAGAATTATTCCAAAAACAAATGATGATTCTGCTTTTGTTATTGGATCCAACTTTTATGGTCACCACCAACATTTTCTACAATTAGATTATAACTTTGAAAACGAAATTGATTTGATTAATCAATATCGTGAAATGTCTATGGTGCCAGAAGTGGATAAAGCCGTAAATGAAATTTGCAATGAAGCGATTGCTGGAGACGAAGATTCTTCTCCTGTTGACTTAATATTAGACGATCTAAATCTTTCTGAACCTATCAAAAATAAAATACTTAAAGAATTTGACTCTGTTCTTAAATTATTAAATTTTAACTCTGACGCCTATAAAATTTTTAGAAAATGGTATGTGGACGGTAGATTATTTTATCTTAAAGTCATCGACCCAAAAGATCCAAAAGCTGGTATTAAAGAAGCCAGATATATCTCTTCTCTTTGTATGAAAAAAATCAGAGAAGAAAAGAAAGAAAGAACTAGAGAAGGCGTGGAAATGACCACGGACTACGAAGAATATTTCTTGTATTCAAAAAATTTCACAGGTAAGCGTAGTCCAAACGTTGGTGCAGTAAAATTCGCCAAAGATTCCATAGCGTATGTTACATCTGGCCTATATGACGAGAATACCAACTTAGTTTATAGCCATCTTCATAAAGCTATTAAACCGGTTAACAAATTGCGCGTAATGGAAGATGCTACAATCATCTATCGCTTATCTAGAGCGCCAGAGCGCCGCGTGTTCTATATTGACGTTGGTAACTTACCAAAACAAAAGGCCGAAGAATATCTCCAAGGTATCATGAAGCAACATAAACAAAAGATGGTTTATGATACGGTTACTGGAAATGTTAAAGATTCGAATCGTGTCCTTTCTATGATGGAAGATTTTTGGTTGCCTAGACGTGAGGGTGGAAAAGGAACAGAAATTTCTACTCTTCCTGCTGGACAAAATCTGGGCCAAATGGAAGACGTTGACTACTTTAGAAAAGCATTATATATCGCACTTAACGTACCACCAGGTCGTATGGACTTAGAGCAACAAACTCCTTTTTCTATAGGTAAACCTGGAGAAATCACAAGGTCCGAAATTAATTTTGGACGTTTTATTGATAGACTCCAAAAAGAATTTTCTGGTTTATTTAAAGACTTGCTAAGAACACAGCTTCTATTAAAACAAATCATCACTCCAGATGACTGGGAAGTTATGAAAGAGAAGATAGCATTTAACTTTGCATCAGACTCTTATTATACGGAACTAAAAGAATCAGAAATTCTTAAAGATAGAGTTGATACGCTTTCTAAACTTAAAAATGAAGGCCTGATTGGAACTTTCTATTCAGAGACATGGGTAAGAAAACAAGTTCTCAAACAAACTGATGAAGATATCGAACGTATTGATAAAGAGATTGCTAAAGAAAAAGAAAAGAAACTTAAAGAGCAGCAAGACCTCATGAAAAAATTTCCTGATCTGTATGACGGTGAAAATGAGGTTAGAAATCCTTTGCCTGACCAAGGAGGACAGTAATATGCAGACATTCAGAGAATTTGTCGATGAGCTAAACAAGCATATTCCTCTCAAAGAATCAAAGAGAA